TGTGCGCTTGTATTTCGACTTCAATTTGTATATTCTGTAACGCCTGTAAGGCCGTCTCGAGTTCTTTGATACTTTCTTCATGTTTTTTGACCCACAGTCCCTGTTTGCGTTTGAGCGAATCGATCTGTTCTTCAATACGCTTGTTGGCTTCTTGTACAGCACGAATACGAAACTCCTCCTGCTGTATGCCATCTTTGGTTTCCTTGTTGAGCTCTTTGATACGATCAGCACGCTCGCTCAACTGTGTGATACCTAAGAGTTGTTCAATAATGGTACGCTGTTCATTGGCTTTCAAACTCAAAAACGGTTCAGTATAGGTGTTCAAGGCCATGATGTGCTTGAACATGTCGTGACTTAGACCCAAGGTAGTTTCGATGGCTTCCTGTGTTTCTCTGCTGTCGCCTTGTGCTTCGTCAGTGATGACCTGTTCTTGGCTGTTGACATAAAACTTCAACACATTGGGCTTGCGACCACGTTCAATCTTGTAGTCTTGTGAGCCAGAGCTAAACTCCAGGCTAACCATCATGCCCTTGCCGTTGGTCTTGTTGACCAGATTATCTTTGCGTATGTTACTAAGCGCCTGTCCATACAAGGCATAGCTTAGGGCATTGATGATGGTGGTCTTACCTGTGCCGTTGCGACTACCATCACCGCCTAGATCCAAGTTCTCACCCAAGACCAGAGTTAGGTCCTGCCGATCAAAGTCAATGGCCTGGGTGGTATTGCCCACACTCATAAAGTTACGAACAGTGAGATTTTTTATATGTATCATTGGGGTCTATTTTTAATTGATTCTTTGTATTTCCTGTACAACATTGCTTCGACTGCGTTGATCTCTCGATCGTTTCGCCAAGGCAAATCAAACCTTGGTTGTATAAATTGCCTGACAAAATCAAACTGTACCAACGGCGTTGGTTGAACCAATCCTAATTCTAAATCAACATACTTACTCTGATGCCTAAACTCACACATACCCTGGAACTGATCATGCCAAAACCAATTGGCATGGTCAGTAACAGTTTCGCTGAGATATTCACTATTTTTAGTCAATAAAAATCCATGCTGTACTTGTGCTAACAGCAGTGTAGCATAATCAACGTAAAATTGCGATCGAATTTGGTGTTGTTGATGGCCAATGAATTTTTTATGATATTCTTGAATCGCAGGCCTAGTCGACGCACTTGAGACCCATATGCGAGCATGACCGAGTTGAACAACATTGTTGTTGTAAACAGGGTCATTTTCTATTTCTTGATTCCAAAATTCTGTGTATTCAAGGTCGTGGGACAAAACCAAATCCAATCTGTTTGGTTCTGCCCATTGTATCAATACAGCATGTTTTTCTGTCAAGTTGTTACGTAAGCATTGAACTATATATTCATTACCGGCACCATATCGAGACAGGTTATGCAACTCAACGCCGCGAGTCATTAATTGAATTATTTCCGGCCACTTGATGTAATCAGGATACCATGCAGGCACCGCCCGACTGTCGCCAAACCCGTCAGCAATGGTTAATAATTTTATTGGTTGAGCCATTGTGTTATTTGATCTGTGTCGCTGAAAAAATTCTCAAAATCATTGTGAGGTACTTCTTTCTCAAACTCTGTCCATATGAAATAATAAATTACAGCTTGCGTCCAAATATCTTTGATGGGTGTCAAATCAAATGATTTTTGTTTTTTGATGTTGTCTAACACTTGTTTAGCTATAGTTATAGGCACAAAGTATTTTTCATTATGGGCATACCATTCTTTCCATAATCCTTCGAACCCAGTGAGTTTTATACCAGTATGTTCGATTGTGTGTTTTAATTCATCATAGTCAAGCAAACAGTCAACACCTACACAATCGATACCAGGTTCAGGACGCCATGCGGTCCTTAATGCATGATCTCGTAAGAACAAAAAATATTTTTCACGTTGTGCCCAGGGTTCTGCAGAGGTCCACGAGTCTGAGTCTACAATTAGTTCGGCTTCGATCGATGATCGCATAGCCTTATCAATCATAGTCCTGGCTACAACAGGCCACGATGTATCGGTATAGCAGACTTTGATAAACTTGGCTCCTGGAAATTCCAGCATGAAATTACGACTATTCGAGTTGATTCCTAAGTCCACAAGCACACTATAATTGCATGCAGGGTCAAATTCATGACTATAATTTGCAGTATATTTTGGAGCCACCAGCTCTAAGCCATGACTATCGCCGGTTGAGCTAAACGGTATTTTATTATCGGTTGGACGTTTAAATCCTTCACCATGCAAGGTTAATATGCCGTTGATAAAATGCCCAAAGCCTCCACTAGGATACCAAACGCAATAAATCATAGGTTCTGATAGATTTTTAACAAGAGCTTAGGATCGTAAAATTCACTTTCAATATTGGTCAACTGATCTGTAACAATCTGATCCACACTTTCAAACTTGACCTCGCCTGGCGCCATGTCAATATCAATGTCGGTGCGTTTGCTGGGTATCAATGCCATTTCTCTCAAGTTGTGATCTTTGATGAATGTTTCTTTGATAAAATTGGCTTCTTCGTAGCTGATATCAATATCCAATTCTACCCGCACATGCATGTTGGGCACCAGTATATTTTTACCATTGTCAATGACCTCGCTCAACTTCATAACACGATAAAGCGGTTGTCCTGGCCATGCCAGATATTTTTCAGGCTGTCCCCATTCTAAGATCATCATGCCACGGTCTGCATCACCGGCGTCGGCAAAGTTGTGCGGAAAGCAGTTACCAATATAGTTGATATTCTTTTTCTTTTGACGCAAGTGAAAGTGACCGGAATACACGCTTTCAACACCGCTAAAATTTTCTACTTTGACTTCGCCGTGATCTGGCATTTCTACCATGGCATTCATCTTGAAGTGCGGCAGTTCAAAATGTCCAAACATGTACTTGGCTGACATTTTGGGCAGTTTCTTGTGGTCGTCCCCGACCAGCCAAGGCGCAATGATCACATCGTCCTGTTTAAACCAGTCATTGACCACTGTGATGTTGGGCAGGTGTTGTGCCCACTCGGCACCGTGTATGTCACGCTTGTCACGATAGTATAGATCATGATTGCCTGGTATAAAATAAAATTGATCAAATGCGGCACTGAGTTTTTCCAGGCTACGCAGGCTAACGTGCAGAGTCTGTAGGTTGATACTGGCACGATGGTGATGCCAGTCACCTAGGAACATGCCGGTTTCGCAACCTTCGGCCCGAGCAGTTGCTATAAACCAATCGATAAATGCTTCACAGTCTTGATTGTGTACCAGACTGTTTGATTTAAGTCCAAAATGGATGTCCGTACAAACAGCTGCCTTGCGGAATAGAGTTGTCATAGATTACAGTTTACAGTCACAATCGGTTGATTGCAACCAGTCTGGTTAAGTTTCGTCGTTGTATTCTGCAATATCAATGTTGGTAACCACAGCTCCTGAGTTGGGGTTCTTCTTGCCGGCATTTTGTCTAGTCCAAGAAGGATTGAGTCCAGCCTGTTCCAACATGTCGTCACGAATGTTTTGATTTTTCTTTTCTAGATTCAAAATACGTGTGAAACTGTTGGTGATCGCGGCTGTGTAGTAGGCAAACGGATTTTGACTTTTGGACTCGTCAAATTGTAGACCAATCTGACTCAGTTGCAACAGGGCCTGGCCACGCATTTCTTCGTTGTAGGTGTAGCCGCGCCAGTTGCTACGAGTGGCATAGCGTTCACATAATTTCATGTACATGGTAGCAAGTGTTCTTGTGGCCTGTCCGTGATCTTTTGAGAATTCGCCGTGCGTCAAGTCGCCTTTCCAGTGACTCTTGCCCACCAACACAGGTTCTTTGGCCTCGTTCAAGCGATAGTGATAGAATGGCGGAAAGTTCAGGCGTATGTGCTTGGCATCCAGTATGGGTTCGTCGACTAGATCAGCCAGTGGATCTTCTTCTTCAAAAAGATCCAGTTCCAGCATGTCCTCAATCTTGCGTTTTTTGCCTGTGACCTTGGGCGCTTTTTTTGGCGCCATGGGTATGTGATCCCAACAGGTAACACGAAACACCAGATCGGTATTGGGGATCTTTTTAGGGTCTACGACCACACCGGTTTCGCGCTTGATACGGTCAGCTCTGTTTCTGCGTGCTTCGGCTATGGTTCTCTGATTGATTTTGAGTACGGTGGGCAAGATGATATCGTACTGATGATCCGTGACCGGATCTAGATAGCTACAGTAGGTGTTCTTGCTTAGGTGAATCTGTTTTAATATGTCTCGGTTGTTGAGGTAATTCTTGGGTGTTATGATCTTGGGGGCAAATTGTGTGGCCACTGAGGAGTCTCCTAATAGTGTAGTTATTGTAGCACAAAAACCACACGTGTCAACCTATTTATCATTATATGGCCAGATTATTTTTGCGGTAAATATTCGATAGGAAACCAACATGGCTGACGATACAAACGTAGACCCAGGTACAGACCCCGAAGTACCTCAACCGGTAGATACACAACCACCTGCGGATCAAATAGCAACTGAACCTCAGCCGGTAGATCCTGCAGCCAACAGCGAAGTTACTTCGGCCGACGAATACACCACTGACAGCAACGGCAATGTTTTCAAGAACGGTACTTTCTATCGTGCAGCCAATTCTGACAGCGAAGTAGATCCTACAGTGGACCCTGAAACTGGAAAACCAACCGATACCTACACCACTGACAGCAAAGGCAATATTTTTAAAAATGGTACATTCTATCGAGCTGCTGCATCTGACAGCGAAGTCAGTCCCACAGTCAATCCTGAAGCCAAGGCCATCACCGATGCTACTGGAGCGGTCAACGGTGGTTCATTCGCAGGCGCCCTGTTTAATCTTGGATCAACATCCGGGGCCATAGCATCAGCTATACAAGGGCTCACCGGGTCAGCACAAAAACAACAGACCTTTTCAGATCAGAATCGACAGATCAATCAAAATGACTGGCGAGTCAAACTGAGTCTAGCACCGCAGAGCAAGTATCTTTATAATTCTCAGCCAACCGGCTCGGCTGGCATCCTGGAACCCTTGCGCGGTACCAATGGAGTAATATTTCCTTACACGCCGGCCATCACCACGGCCTATCGTGCCAGCTATAGTCCTTACGACCTTACGCATTCAAACTATCGTGGCTACTGGTATCAAAACAGCTTTGTGGACATTATCAATATCACTGCGCCCTTTACCGCACAAAATACTACCGAAGCCAATTACATGTTGGCCGTGATACAATTTTTCAAATCTGTGACCAAGATGTTCTATGGACAAGATGCCGAGCGCGGTTCGCCGCCACCGGTGGTTTACCTTTCGGGTCTAGGTGAATATCAGTTCAACAATCATGCCTGTCTGGTGAGTAACTTTAACTATGTTTTGCCAGCTGATGTAGATTACATCCGTGCTGGTAGTACCAACAATCTACAACTGAATCAGGACTTGGCCAGACCCAAGACCGGTGTCAGCATCAACAGCAACTTTGGCAGTTTACAACGGCTGGCCACGGCCATACTCAGCAACGGCAATCCAGTATCACAAGGTGCCAAGCCCACAGCACCACCACCAGCTAATACTCTTAACAGTCCAACCTATGTGCCAACCAAGATTGAAATACAACTAGCCTTGATGCCGGTACAGAGTCGTCAACAGGTCAGCACACAGTTTAGCCTCAAAGGATTTGCCAGTGGTGATCTACTAAGAAAAGGATTCTGGTAATGGCCACTTACGATTCGACCAGTCCTTACTATCTCACTGGATATAGCCAGTTCTTCTTGGATGTCATGGTCAATAGACCCATTCCTAAACGCCCTGATGATCAACTCTTGGTTCTAAATCAGACCTATCAATACAGACCCGATCTCCTGGCCTATGACCTCTATGGCAATCCTGGACTCTGGTGGGTTTTCTATCAACGCAATTCCAACACCCTGACCAAACCACCGCTTGATTTTGCCGCTGGTGTACAGATTTACCTACCCAATATCAATACCTTAAAAACAGTGTTGGGATTCTAGCATGCCGGCCAACCGACAAAACAATCCCAACTTTTTTGGTCCTTTGCCTACCAGCTTTGGAGTAAGTCAACGAACCGTGGCTGCGAGCAGAGACGACGTTGGTACCAACGACCCGGTCAAAACTTTGACCACCACCCAGGCTACCCCGCCGGCTGATCCTAACAACAACGCAGGATTTTACAACGATTCAGAATACAGCGCACAAACCCCGGCACAAAATCCCGGTGTAGGTGCCGCCACCGAAGACGGTACAGCGCCAAACAACACAGTCACACAAACAGTAGTCAACGCATCGGCCAATCAACAGATCAACCCCGAACCCAATGTGCTGGATCAGTATACCAGTTATACCTATGCTATATCCTGGTACATGCTGACACCGACCCAGTTCAATGCTCTGGGGCAAAGCGGTCAAAAAAATATCAATACCTGGAGCCTGTTGATGCAGGACGGTGGTGCTCAACTCACTCCCGGCAACAATGCAGGTAGCCGCAACAGCTATTTCAATCTGGATTACTATATGGACAATCTAGAAATTGAAACTCAGATCTTGGGCAAAGGATCCGGCGGTCCCAACAACAACACGGCCATGAGTTTTACTGTGACCGAACCCAATGGATTTACCTTGATCGATAATCTATACCGGTCAGCAGTGGATCTTTTCAAACAAAACAATCTACCACCCTTGAGTTCTTGGCAACAGGTGCAGTACTGCCTGGTCATACAGTTCTATGGCTACGACAGCGCTGGCAATCTAGTGGCACCGGCCACCGGCAGCATAACCAACAATGCGACCTTTGCTGGCGGTGCTCCGGCTGTGGTACAGAAATATTTTCCTTTTTCCATAGCCAACTTGACCACCCGCATAGTCAACAAGCAGGTTGAATACAAAATCAGCTGTGTGCCGTTACCATACTCAACTGGCCTGGGATCAGCTCGCGGCTCTATACCGTTCAACTATGAATTTTCTGGCAAGACCTTGGCTGAAGTACTGAATGGCAAGCCCGGCAGTGGCATAGCCGCTACCAATCAGGTCCAGGATGGGCGCCTCAGCACACCTACAGTGCAACAAGCACCAACCAACGTGCCCAACGATCAAGCCATACTTGACAGTAGTGGTCAAGTCACAGCGGCCAGCGCAGCTGATCCCAACAGATACGGTGGAGGTTAATCATGCCAGCCAATGGACAGAAGAACGCACTTGGTACTACTTTTCTTGGTAGCTTCCCTCAGAGCTTTAGTGCCAGTCAGCGTACCACAGCCGCAGTACGCGATGCCACGTCGGCTCCGGCTGTACAAGCAGCCGCACCTACCGATCCCAACACAGCGCCGCCCAATGCCACAGCCGCACCCACCGGATCCAACCCAGCACAACAGTTTACTGGTCTGTGTGAAGCACTCAATGCCTGGCAACAGGATCTGGCCAAGAAAAAACAATACAAGATAGCCGACCAGTATGAAATAGTTTTTGCTCCAGCCACCATGGGCAATGCCACAGTGAAAAAACAAGGCGAGACCAACAAGGATCGCACGCCCATGCAACAGCCAACCAATGCCAAAACAGCCTTGGATACCAATACCAATAGTACCGACACAACCGGTCGCCTTATCAGTGTCACAGCCGGGACACAGATCGTGCAGTTTATAGATCAGACCATACGTGCCAGCAGTTATATCAGTGATCAACAGACCTGGGTCATTGATGAGGAAACACAAAAGGCTGTGAAAAACACCACCACAAGCGGAAAAAATGTGGCCTGGTACAAGATCAGTGTGATCGTGACCAGTCTGGGTGCCGATCCTGCCCGCAATGATCAAGCCTACAAGATGACCTACTTGATTACTCCCTATGCCATCAACGAAACCCAGAGCCAATACTTTCCCAAGACATCGTTCCGCGGAGTACACAAGAGTTATCCTTACTGGTTCACAGGACAAAATACTGCGGTCCTAAGCTACGAGCAAGACATCAACAGCACGTTCCTGTTGACGGTTAGCGGTGACTTGCCTAATGTACAACAGGACTATACTACCAACAGTAGTGTGTTATACAAGCGCAGTTTCCAGACTCGTAGTGATCAAAGCGATCAAGGAGCCACAGGCAAAACTCTGGAACCAGCGGCCAATCTGGCCGACTTCCTGTATAATCCCGCAGACTTTGCCAAGGTCACCCTGAAGATCATAGGTGATCCGGCCTGGTTACAGCAGGGCGAGTGTTCCAGTACCATTGATGCTGCCAACTTTAGTTTTGCGCCATTCAACGCCGACGGAGGTATTAACTTTGATGCCAGCGAAGTGTGTTTTGACATAATCTGGAACCAGCCCGAAGACTACGATTTCAGTACCGGCATAACATCGGTCAACAACAATCAAAAAAATTCAAACGGCACCTATAGCCACAATCACCCACAGCAGAATCAAACCTATCGATGCATGACGGTAAACAGCTCATTCAGCAAGGGCAGTTTTACCCAGGTCCTGCACGGCACCTTGTTGACCGATGTGTCTGGAAACGGTCCAGCCAGTGCTAGTACACAGGCTTCTGCCGGTACTGGAAGACCACAGACCGCACCCAGTGTCACCGGAGCAGTGACCAACAGCAACAATACCGCAGGTGGTGCCACTGGTGGAGCAGGAACCAACGCCACTGGTGCTGGAGTGCGTGCTCCTGCTGCTGGTTATGATACCGAACTAGATACCTACACCACCGACAGCAAGGGTAATACATACAAGGATGGGGTTCTGTATCGAGCCGCCGAAGTACCAGATTCAGATCCCCTGTCGCAGACCACTGTGGGTCCTGATGCAGCCAGTGCTCCAGCACCGCAACCAGCCGCACCTCCAGGTGATCCTACCAGCAATGGTGATGTAGCCGTGGCCAACAGTTTGACTCCGGGAGAACAAGTGGTAGAAAATAATCCAGCACCAGCACAACTGGTTGCTGATGATGATTCATCAGATCGATAACAGGAAAGTATAAATGGAAAATATATCACGCAACAAAGGACAACCGCAAGGCTACAAGTTTGATCGTGCCGGTGCTTCGGCTGAATTTGGTCCTTTTGTTGGCGAAGTCATGAACAATGTTGATCCCACCAGAGGTGGTCGCCTGCAGGTCTATATCGAACAGTTTGCTGGACCCAACAAGACTGACAAGAGCCTGTGGCGCACAGTAAACTATGTGCCGCCTTTTTACGGAGTAACTCCGCAACAGGGATCAACTGGCACTGGTACATTCCTACAAGGCAATCAACAGAGCTACGGCATGTGGTTCACTCCTCCAGACATAGGCACCACGGTGTTGTGTTTCTTTGTAGCCGGTGATCCCAATCAAGGCTACTACTTGGGCTGTGTACCGGTGCAGGGCATCAATCACATGATACCGGCCATTGGAGCCGCACCCACAGCTCAAGCTGTAACACAAAATCAAAATCAGTCAACCTATTTTGCCGGCGCCAAACAGCTACCGGTCACAGAAATCAATGCGGCCAATACCAAGATCAATGAGAATCCCAAGTTTTTTGATCAGCCCAAACCGGTGCACAGCTATGTGGCTGGTATCCTGTTCCAGCAGGGTCTCAACAATGACACAGTACGTGGACCAATTCTCAGCTCCAGCCAACGCGAAAGCCCCAGCAACTGCTACGGTATATCCACACCGGGTCGTGCAATCTATCAAGGTGGCCTAGATGACAGTAATGGTACAGCAAGCTCACAGGTAGCCGGTGAAAAACTGGCCGACGTCAAGGTGATTGGTCGCAGAGGTGGACACAGTTTTGTTATGGACGATGGTGATCTAGATGGACACGACAATCTCATACGCATACGCACAGCCAAAGGACATCAGATCACCATGAGTGATGATGGCAACTGTTTTTATATATGTCATGCCAATGGTCAAACCTGGGTTGAACTGGGCCAGGAAGGTACCTTGGATGTGTTCAGCACCAACAGTATAAATCTTCGTACTCAGGGCACTATTAATCTGCATGCTGATCAGGATGTCAATATCTATGCGGGTAACAAAATGAACTTGAAGAGCAAGGCCGGAACCAGTTTACAAAGTGATGCCGATCTCAATGTGGCTACCAAGGCGGCCCTGACTCTGTTTGGCAGCACGGTGGGAGTCAAGAGCAAGAGTAGCATAGCCATGAAAGGCCAAACCATTGCTATTGCCAGCCAAGGTCCGCTGAGTCTCAAAGGACTACCCATCAGCTTGAACGGCCAAGCACCAGCAGCATCGGTGTCAACTCCTGCAGGAATAACCAAATATCTAAATCCCGATGTGGAATTCAACAGCAGTGTGGGTTGGACGGTAAATGCCACCGGAACTGAAAGTATCTGTACTCGCGTGCCCACACATGAACCTTATCCTTATCATAATCAAGGCGTACAAGACAGCACCAGTCTGGAATCAGGACAACCTAGTTCCCCGCCTGGAGCACCCATAGTGCCCGACGATGTGAGCATAACCAAGACATCATGAGCATATTCAAGTATACCCTTCCGTCGGGAGCTACATTTCAAATGAATGCACCCACAGGTACCACGCAGGCCCAGGCTGATGTGATCTTTTATGGTCAGGTGGCCGCCGGAACCTTTGTGGGCTACAGTGCCGGACAAACTTTGACCAGCGCCACATCAAATTTGACCAAGTTTGCCCTGAGCCGACTAGATCGCGGCACAGCTGGAGTAGATGAGCGAGCCGTGTTGGCCATAGTCAATAACATACCCACTATTTCAGGTATACCCGATCTAGTCGGTGTGCCTTTGACCAATGCCATCAGCCAGGCTGACATAGTGCAGGTCAACAGTGGAGCACAGGCCATTGGTCCCTTGAACGAATCACAGGTACAAGGACTCATGGCTCAGGTGGTAAATCTTGTTGGACAGTCGGCCAACGTGGCCACCAATGATCGTGGTGCTGGCCAGTATGGCTTATTTTGCCAACAGCTGGAACAGGCCGGCTATGTCAAACCCGGGACCTACCAGCGTTTTATTTTTGGGCAAATGAATTTGATAGATGTGTTGAATGTAGCATCTATCTGGACCGGCTTCAATGGTATCTATAGTCTTAACGATTTTCTCAACAGCACCGACGCACAAAACAGTGCCTTCCAGAGCTTGATGCAAAACAGCTACAACAGCCTTTTAGCAGCAGGTGTAATCACGCCCACTCCAACTAGCGCAATCACAGCCAATCAAGGCACTGTGTATACCAACAGTGGACTTCAAACCATCAATGCGCTCAGTGTAGCCACTGGTGCCAGTATATCAGTGTCATCAGACGTGGCCGCATCGTTGGCCGGAACGCCCCTGGCTGATCTTTTGAGTACGTCAGTGGTCAACACCAGCACCATCAGTTCTGGAGCCACAGGAACCTTGGCCACAGCGGCAGCTGGCCTGTCCGGATCAACCAACACTGCTGTTAATGCAGCCATTGGAGCCTTGATCAACAACGGAGCTACCTTTGGCACAGCGGCCACCGCTGCCTGGTCAAGACTGGGTAATGTGTCCTTGGGATCCATTGGCAACACCGTGTCAAAAGGTCTTTCCTCCTTGGAAAATCTCAGTCTATCCAGTATCGAAGGCGGTATCAAAAATCTAGGAACCGGAGCAGAGAACTTGATAAAAAATGGCTACAGTGGCCTGTCAGGTGCCTTGAACAATCTACCTGGAAGTCTATCAGGTCTATCCAGCAGTCTCAATATCATGGGCAAATCCAGCAGTTTTGCCACCTTGTTTAGCAATCCTCTAGGTGGACTAAACAATCTAGGCGGTTTCAATGTTAGTAGCTTGGGTCTAAACAATCTAGGCGGATTAGGCACCAATCTGGGTAATCTAGGCAATCTGGGCACCATAAACAATTTAACTAGTATTACCAATCTGGGCAGTCTTACCAATCTCAGTGGCAGTTTAGGTGGACTTACAAAAAATCTTGGCAGCCTAACCAGTATACCTGGACTAGGTAGTATCGGTTCACTCACTGGCAGCCTGGGTAGTCTAGGCAGTATCGGCAATCTCGGCAGTCTGGGTAATCTAGGTAGTTTAGGCAGTGTTGGTGGCTTGTTTGGCGGTGGTGGTGATGAACTGGTGTCTGGAACCAAAGTCGCCGCCGGATTTACCAACACAGTGAATCGCGCCACAGTAAATGCCGCTGTGCAACGTATCCTGGGCAGCACCAAGATACCTGTGCCTAAATTTGAATATGCCTCGACTTCAGCTCAAGCGCCAGCCAAAGATGTATCGGCTGCACAAGGAATCTTGTCAGGCATATCCAGTTCCAGCAATCAAGGATTTGGTGCTACAGCCACAGGTTAAATACAATCATGCCAACCTTTATCGGATTTAACACTATCAATCAGAACAAGCACTTCACAGTGGTGGATTTCAATTTGATCAAGATAGATCTTCTAAACGCATTCAACATACGACAAGGTCAACTGCCAGGTCGACCTGCTTATGGAACCACCTTGTGGGACAATTTGTTTGAGAATCAAACTCAAGAAACCATGCAGACCATCTATGCCGAAGTACAACGTGTGGTATCCGGTGATCCTCGTGTGTATCTGAAATCAACCAATATATTTCCGCAAGAAAATGGTGTTCTTATACAGCTAGAATTGACCACAGTCAACAGCACTGATGCACAACTGCTGGCATTGTTTTTTGATCAATCGCAGGCCACAGCCAGCTACGTTTAACTACCCAGTTTATTTTATCCATAAATAATACAAATTGGAATAACACATGGCCACAACCACAAGACAAACCTACGTTTTTGGAGTCGAGGACTGGAAACGCATCTATCAGACCTATAGAGAAGCTGACTTCCAAAGCTACGATTTTGAAACTCTACGCAAGACTTTTGTGGACTACTTGCGCCTATACTACCCTGAAACATTCAATGACTACATTGAAAGTTCTGAATTTATTGCACTCTTGGATGTCATGGCATTCATGGGTCAAAGCCTTGCGTTCCGTTCCGATCTCAACAACAGAGAAAACTATCTCAGCACAGCAGAACGCCGAGACAGTGTGGTCAAACTGGCCAACTTGGTCAGTTATACACCCTTGCGTAATACCGAAGCATCGGGTTATCTCAAGGTATTCAGCGTAACAACCACTGAGAATCTTACCGACTACAACGGAATCAATCTAGCCAATATCACAGTGAACTGGGCAGACCCTACCAATCTAGACTGGCAGGAACAGTTCAATACTATCATCAACGCTACCTTGGTCAACACACAACGCTTTGGTCGTCCTGGAGCCGACAAAACAATCCTGGGTGTTGACACACAAGAATACACCATAAACTTGGTACCTGGCTACATTCCAGTGGTACCTTACACTTCCAACATCAACGGTGTCAACATGCCATTTGAAGCGGTCAGTGCCACAGCGGCCGGTGAGGATTATGTTTATGAACCTCCTCCTCTGCCCAACGGACAATTCAATATCTTGTTCCGTAATGATCAGCTGGGCTTTGCCAGTGCCAACACTGGATTTTTCTTCCTGTTCAAACAGGGCATTTTGCAAAATCAAGATTTTAATTTGACCGAGCGAATTACCAATCGTGCGGTAGACATCAACATCGAAGGCATCAACAACACCGATGTGTGGCTGTATCAGTTGGACAATACAGGCAACATTACCAGTTACTGGAAATCAGTACAAAATGTTTATGCAGCAGCCACCGAACAACTGGCCCCTGGCACACAAAATATCTACAGCATAGGTAGTCGAACCAATGATCAAATTACCTTGAACTTTGGCGACGGCATATTCAGTTCAATTCCGGTGGGCATCTTCCGTACCTATGTGCGGGCATCAAATGGCCTTACCTACATAATCAATCCTGCTGAGATGCAGAGTGTGAGCATTCCCATCAGCTATGTCAGTAGAACAGGCAACATCGAAACCATCACCTTTGTTTGTGGAATCACGCAACCTGTGACCAATGCCCAGGCCAGAGAAACCATTGCCGAAATCAAACAGCGTGCACCTGCTCAGTACTACACGCAAAATCGCATGGTCAACGGCGAAGACTATTCAAACTTTCCGTTTACTCAGTACAATAGCATTTTAAAAAGCACAGCGGTAAATCGCGCCAGTATTGGAACCAGCCGCTATCTTGATCTAGTGGACGGTACTGGCAAGTATTCCAGCACCAGTATTTTTGCTAGCGATGGTGCCCTATACGAAAGCAATACTCGCCCTACTTTCAAATTTAACTACACTACCACCAACAACATTTCTGATGTGGTATACAATCAGATCAATCCCTTGTTGGCTCGTGCCGGACTGCAACAATTCTATTATGCTAACTTCAACAGACCCAACCTGTCTGCACTGAGTTTGACCTGGCATCAGAGCACAGTCATAACCAATGAGACCACTGGCTATTTCCAAAATAGTCTAGGCAATCCTGTGGCCGTTGGATCATTTGCCAGCAATAATGCTCGTTTTATTACACAAGGCAGTCTGGTACAGTTTGGAGCTCCACCCGGCTACTATTTTGACAAAGAAAACAAACTGCAGGTAGGAAGTCCCACCGGGGCCGACGAAAAGCTGACCATATGGGCCAGCCCAACAGCAGTGTATCTTAGCGGAACAGCCCAAGGCCTGGGTAACTTGCCTTCAGGCATTGGACCCGTGGTGTTGAATACCTTTGTGCCAACTGGTGCTATTCCTTTGTTGGTTATTCCGGTGTTTGAAACAGATCTAGGAAGCACACTGGAGCAAACCATTGTAAATCAGATCTATCTTAGTCAAAATTTTGGATTGGGCTACGATAACTTGACAGCCACCTGGTACTTGATTACCCAGCAGAATCTGGCAGTGGGAGCTGACTACAGCACACAATACGCCCAGAATACATCTGGACAAGGGCTGGATGCAAGCTGGTTGATACAGTGTACCACCAATGGCACCAACTATACTGTGCAGAGCCGATCTCTCAATTACTACTTTGGCAGCGTGGCCGAAACCAGATTTTTCTTTTACACAGGCGACCCAATTTACGATAGCCGGACCGGAACAGTCATCAGAGACTATGTCAATGTCTTGAAGGTAAACAGTCA